ATTATTTCTTAACAGCTATATTTAAAGAAAAATCATATAGTATGAGTAATAAAGTTACAATAAGTGGCGTTGCTTTTTACATGTCACCCACAGTAAATTGTATAATTCGAGGGGGAGATTATGAAACAAAAGTGAATTTATTTAAAGCTTTTATAGGTGAGCCTGATAGATTTACAGATAAGATACGTGGAAAAGGTGAAGTTGAAATGTGTGTTGAAGATTATATGATTAGAATATATAAGAAATTAAAAAAGAAACAAGATGATACAGTTAAAAAAAGTGTGGCGTTATTGTCAGAGCAAATTGATAAATATGATTTGAACAAAAGTGAGATATTAGTGGTTAATGGTAGTGAAATAGAGGACAGTACATACAATAGAATAGTTGTTAATAAAATAAGCAGTACATACCATAAACATTCTATGATATTAAGTCCAGTAAAGGATGATTTAAAAGGTAGTGCTACTGGAATGAGAAATAAGGAAATAACAGATTTTAGAAAATGGTGTGAGGATAGTAAAATATTTAATTACGCTGCTGGTCATCCAATGGCTTTTGGCGCATCAATACCTTCTAAAAATATAAATAAATTATATGAAATTGTAAATTCTATGTCTTCTAGTGATATATTAACATATGAAGTAGATGGTATATTTAATGATATTACGTTGAACGTTTCAACCATTAAAAAAGTAGGTGGTTTTGATTATGTTTGGGGCAATAAGTTAGATGAGCCTATATTCGCAATAGAAAACATATTAATAAATAAAAATGATATAAGTATCATTGGTAAGAATAAAACTACTATTAAATTTAAGTATCATGGAGTAGAATTTATTAAATTTAGTTCTTCTGAAGATGACTTCAATAAAATTAATGAAAATGAGAATAATAAATTTACTATTATTGGTAAATTTAAAGTTAATAAATATAAAGGCACAATAACACCACAAATATTAATGGAAAATTATAAATATGAACCTACTAACGAAACTAAAAAGTTTGTATTCTAATATAATATAATAATATAAAAATACAATATGTGATGTGAAAGGAGTTTAATATGGAAAATGATCATAAGTTAATATTCTTTGATTTTGAGGTATTCAGTA